CGGTGAATGGTGGCATGTCTGCCAACCTGACCTAGTAGTATCTAGGGCTAGAAACGGAATTAGGATGGACGATATATACTATGAAAAACTTCTGTATAGAATATTACAAGGTCGTCTACGCTTAAAGCTAGGCGATCTTGTTTTATTTATACAGGAGCCCAGCAGAGACGATCTCGAAGAGTCTTTTGAGATATACGATGAAGCGTATAAAAAGGCGTATTTCGAGGGCGTTTTTGTAAAGAGTGAGATAATTGAAATCTTGCTGGCTCATGAGATGTGGTCTCCCCATGACGATAGAGAGGCTGACAAGATAGAGAAACAGATCGACGATCTAAAAGTAGAGGCTTTTAAGTCTTTTTATGATCCTCGAAAGTTGCGCGGAATTAAGTCTTACATTAGGGCGATGGAAAAAAAAATGATGGGCTTTAAGATGAAAAAAACGATATTAGATCACACAACATGTGAGGGTATCGCTAGTTTCGCTCAAAAAACATGGTTGATTTCCACCAACACAAAAAATAAAGATGGAAGCGACTATCAGTGGGGCAAGTATTCTATCTCTACGGTTATGGATAAGTATGCAGGAGAAGTCATTGATCATTCTGACATGAGAAAAATAGCTAGATCTCATCCTTGGAGACCAATGTGGAGTTTGGGCAAATCGGGTACAAATCTATTTGGCGGGCTGGCCTGTGACATAACCAGAGACCAAGCTAATCTTTGCTCTTATTCTTCCATGTATGATTCGGTTTATGAAAGCTCAGATACGCCGAAAGAGAAGGTCATTGATGACGATGATTGCTTGGACGGATGGTTCGTTGTACAAAGAAGGGAAGCAGAAAAAATGAAAAAACAGCAAGAAGTTGACAAACTTACCAACAATCCAAAGATTGCCAATTCGCAAGAAGTTTTTCTAATGGCGGATAGCCAAGAGGCAGTTCAGGAAATCTTGGACCTTAATCATCCTCACTCTAGGGCCATTATGGAACAAAGAAATAAACAGATTGAGGAAGCTGGTTCCATTAATTTTACAAAATTTGCAGATGTGCAGCAAGAAATAGCCTTGCAAAATACTCAAGCTCAGATCAATAAGATCAAGAGCAAATAGGGAGAAAAACATGACACAGGAATATGAAGCATTTTTAAAAAAATCACTCGACCTAAAAGCCATTAGGGAAAGCCGCCGCAAGGATATGTCTCGGAACCAATTGTTTAAAGCGGCAAAGAAAAAAATTCAAACCACAATGATTGGCGCTCTATCAACACTTGAAGAAAGCTTTGGGTTTTTATGGGGGTTTGGCAATACAGAGGAAGAAAAAACACCAGAACAAAAACATATTCACGAAATATATGAAGAGGCGAGAGCCCAAATACTAGATCGAGGCAACACACAGATAAGGAGCTTGGAATCGGAATTTCTTAACTATGAAATAGTCAGAAAAAAACATTTTATTTCATTACCAGTATCTAAACCTAAAGGAGAAGACGATAATGACGGATAAGAAAAAAAGCATTGATGACAAGGAACGAGAAATTAACAGCACGGATAATGATGGCAATCCGGTTAAGGTGATTGTTATTCAGCCTACGGCACAGCACTATAGGGATTCACAGGTTGAATACAATAAGGCATTTAGAAGCGCCCTAGATTCTGGCGCCCTGTTGAGACAGAAGCTCACAGACTACATGGAGCAGCAGGGAATATGGAACGAAGAAAAACAAAAGCAGCACGATAAATTCGTGGACGATATCAGCAAAAAAGAAGCCCTCCTCAAAGGGGGTGGCATTAGGCTTTCAGAGGCCAAAGATGTGGCGCTGGAATTGAGGAATTTACGAGAAGACTTTAGAGACTTTCTTGCCGAAAGAAATGCGCTCGATTCCAACTCAGCGGAAGGTCAGGCAGACAATGCTAGATTCTCGGAGTTGGTTAGGCTATGTATTCTCAATCCGGATACGAAGCAGCCTTGTTTCCCTGAACAGGCAGCATATGATGCTAATGCTACTCAACCGTGGGTAAGCGAGGCTTCTGCTGAACTCGCCAATATGATTTACGGATTAGATCCCAACTATGACAATAATCTTGAAGAAAACAAATTCCTAAAAGAATTTAGCTTTGTTAATGAAGACCTCAAGTTTATTAATAATGATGGGCACTTGGTAGACGCTGATGGTAGGCTTGTTAATGAGGATGGCAGATTTATAGCCTACCGGACCCCAGAGGGCGCTGAAAAACAAGACCCAGAAGAGGTATATTTCGTCAATAGAGATGGTGAAGAGGTTGTGGCTGTAACAAATGATGAGGGCGAGGAAGAGTGGATTCAGCTCTCACTTAAGGAAAGAAAGCCCTTCCTAGACGACGACGGTAAGCCCGTTATTGTGGAATCTAACAAAGAAGAGGCTTCTGAAGAAGAGGAAGATGCCTTAAAAGCAGAGAATAAGCCTCAGAAGCGTACCAAAAGAAACACTAAAGATGCCAAAAGTGCACAATAATTGTGTATAATCTTTCGGGAATTATGTGTTACGGGGAAACTCCATAGTTTCCCCATTTTTTCTATTTGGATGGAGCAAAGATGGCCGAGCGATTCAACCTTACCGCGCAGCTACAACTACAAGCACCTCGTAATGTTGGTCAGGTAGTTGGGCAAATAAAGAGGCAGCTACAGGGCGTTACCGCCAACGTTCAGGTGAAAGGTGACGCACGCGCCGTGGCTAAGGTTAATAAGGAGCTACGGAATGTAGATAAAAGTGCCCGTGGTTCCGCCGCTGCTGTTGGTAAGCTGAATCGAAATCTTTCTGAAGCGGCCCGTAGATTTAGTGTTATTACGGTGGCAACAGGCACAATGCTCGCCTTTGCTCACGCGGTGAAAAATGCTGTTGGAGAAGCTATTTCGTTTGAGCGAGAGTTGGTAAAAATTTCTCAGGTTAGTGGCAAAAGTGTTAAAAACCTACAAGGACTAACAAAAGAAATTACTCGCCTGTCTACAAGTTTGGGTGCCTCTTCTAGTGACCTGCTTAACGTTTCAAGAATTTTGACTCAGGCTGGTTTCTCTGCTCAGAAGACCAAACAAGCACTAGACATTCTAGCTAAGACAAGTCTTGGTGCTACTTTTGATGACATTCGCAACACCACAGAAGGGGCAATTGCTGTATTGCGTCAGTTCAGGGCTGAGGCACAGAGGGCTGGTGGTGACATTAAGTTTCTTGAGCAAACGATGGATGCTATTAATGCTGTGTCTAAAAGGTTTGCCGTTGAGTCTAATGACTTAATTTCTGTTGTTCGCCGTGTCGGTGGTGTGTTTGAAACTGCTGGTGGTAGCGTGAACGAACTTATAGCTCTGTTTACGTCTGTGCGAGCCACTACTCGTGAAACGGCAGAAACCATTGCTACCGGTTTGAGAACTATTTTTACACGTATTCAGCGTACTGAAACGGTGGATATGCTTAAACAGCTAGGCATCGAGTTGCGAAATGCGCAGGGGCAATTTGTTGGCTCCTATGAGGCGGTGCGAAGACTTTCTGAGGGACTGGCTGGATTAGATCCGCGTGACTTTAGATTTAGTCAAATTGTTGAACAGTTGGGTGGTTTTCGCCAAATTGGTAAAGTGATCCCTATGATCAGGCAGTTTACCACCGCTCAACAAGCATTGAATGTAGCTCAAGCCGCTTCTGGCTCCGTTACGAAAGACGCTATTACTGCACAGCAAAGTCTGGCTGTTCAGGCCGCAAGGGTTAAAGAAGAGTTTAGCGCCCTTATGCGTAATTTTGCTGATAGCTCTACCTTTAGGTCTGTGGCCAAGGGCGCACTAGAATTGGCGAGGGCGTTTATCAAGATAGCGGACGCCTTGACGCCGATGATTCCATTGTTGACAACTTTGATGGCCATGAAGATTGGTTCGGCTCTAGCCCCCGGTCTCGGTATGATGATGGGTATGGGTCGCGGTAGGGGCAGAGCTACGGGCGGTAAGATTCATAAATTTTCTACGGGGGGATTTGTTCCGGGTGTTGGCAATAGTGATTCGGTTCCGGCGATGCTTCAGCCGGGAGAGTTTGTAATTAAGAAGAGTAGCGCACAAAAACTTGGGGCCAGTAGTCTTCACGCTATGAATAGATATAATAAGGGCGGAAGAGTAGCCAAAATTCAGGCCACACGACCACAAAACTATGGTGTTTTTGCGTTGAATGCTGACAAAGAATCGCTTGCTACGGAAGGAAGGAAAGTCGACCGAAAAACCGCCTTAGATAGACTAATACCCCAAATAGTTAGAAAAGAGGCCACAAAGGGCGCTAAAGCCGCACAGGCGAATCTTGTTGGGAAGAGCGGGGCGCCCTCGAAGGGCTTTAGCGACTGGCTTCATGGTACTAAAAAAATATCGACACTAAAACCCGGCACTGCTAGTGCATATAAGGCGATGAAGCCCGCCACCCAAAAGTCACTCCAGAAGGAATACCTTAACTCCAGAACTTCAAAAACCAAGGGCGCTCAGGGACAGAAAAGTGATATCACTGGCGTTAGCTTGAAGGGGCCGTTTAATGTGCTGGGGATATCCGGCAAGAACAACAAGGGCGAATTAATGCAAGACCTCGGTCCTGATTTTGAGAAAGCCTCTAGAGCGGCACTCAAAGTTGGTGTTAAGAAGATTGCTCAATCTGAACTGGTAAAGAATTTAAATATTCCCCCCATTAAAGCAGACGAACAGAAGCTTTTTAATTTTAATGGCTTGTTTGAGGGGGCGCAGGAGACATTAGAGGGTTATTTGCTTGAGGGTGTTATTGGTGCACTAACCGCTGCCAAGATTGGGGGCGGCGGTATTAATTTTGATTTCCCAAAGCTGACAAAAACAGCTAAAACAAGACTGAAAAAATTGTTTGGAGAGAACAATGCTGTTGATCTAATGATAGCCGCTGACGCCAAAAGAACTGCGAGCAGCGCAACGTCTGGTGAAAACTCTATACAAAACAAGATAGCCTCTGTTTTGGAGTTTGCTGATTTCCAGTTGCTTAACAGGGGCGGTGCGGTTGATTCGGTTCCCGCTATGTTGACTCCGGGCGAATATGTAGTTAATAGATCTTCCGCGCAGGCTATTGGCTATAGCAACCTTAACAAGATGAACAAAACGGGCGTACAGCACTTTGCTAATGGTGGTGTGGTTCAGTATATGTCTAATGGTGGTAAGAAGATAACACCAAATGTTACCCCCGGACAGATTCCGGGTCGTACCGGTGCGGGACTAAAGATGAAGGGGGGTGTTCCACAGTGGAGCGCAAAATTGGCTAAAGATGCGGCTAATGTTGGTAAGGTACTCCAACTAACTGCCGCACAAATCAAGAAGAATAAAGTTGAGGCACACTTTAAGGCACTTGGCCATACGGGCGCAAGGCTGGAAAAAGCCATGGATGTGGCGACGAAGGCTATGAGTAGTGCTAAGGGCACTGGAAAAGCAGTAGGAATGCAAGAAGCAGTGCGGAGGGGCGATGCGGTGATCCGGAACCCAATGCGACATGATGAGCTGGGGCGTCCGAAACAAGGGGGCGCCATCGCAGCGCCGCGAAAATTGCGTGGAGCAGAAAGAGTGGGGGGTGTAGCAGAAACCCGTGCCGCAGGAAGTGTGCCAGCGCCACACATAAAGGCGAGCGCGGCCTCAAGGACCGCTGGAATGCAAGCAATAATTGAGACTTCTCCAAGCGCCCGACACTTAGAGGCAGCCCGAAAGCAATACGTGACAAACCTAAAAGCTGGTATGTCGGCGCAAAATGCTATGAATAATGCTTTAAAAGTAGGCGCTCAGGCCCACAAGCAGTCTGGTGGCATAAGCAAGGAAGGATTACAATATGCGAAACAGCTGAATACTGCCAGACAAACGCTTGCACAGAAATTGGGCGCCGCCGCAAAGACTGCCGGAGGTAACGTTGTTGGATCGAAGGTTGCGGGTAGGGCCATGGCACCATTCAAGGCGGCTGGGACTGGACTTCGGGCAGCAGTCCCCTTCGGTGAAGCAGGCAAGGCGGCGCGACAAAGAATTGGAGCTGGTGCCCGTAAACTTCCGGGTGGTGCCCGTGACGCCGCGAAGGCGGTGAGTGGCACCGCTTCGGCTATGCAACAATTTGTTTTCTTGGGTGCTGCCGTAACGTCTGTAACCAGCCAAATGTCCAGTCTTTCTGATACCACAAAACAGGCTATTAATGAAACGGCTGGATTTGCGACAGGGATGGTTGGAATAGCTGGTACTGTCATAAACACATTAACCAACTTGGTCGTATCAAATGTGGCAGCTGCGGCCTCAGAAGATGCAGAGACTCAATCGAATATCAGAGCCGCTAGTATGGGTTCGAAGGTGGGGGGTGCATTTTCTGCGCTGTTAGTTGTCGTTACCGTTGCTATGACCGCCTTAAAATACCTCTCTGCAAGCCAAAAGGCCATGGCGGACGAAGCTAGAAAAAAATGGACCAACGCACTAAATAAGATATCAAAAGAGGGCGGTGGAGACGCGGACGAGATTACAAAGAGTATGCAAGCCGAGATGGCGGCGCGCCATAAATCAGCCGAGCTGTTCGGCAAAACAGCCCTCATGACAACTGGTAGTTTCATAGCGGCGGGGGCGGGGATTGGTGCATTGCTCGGTGGACCATTGGGTGCTGGTATTGGTGCAGCAGCTGGGGGATTGATGGGTGTATGGCAGTCAAGTAAAATGGCTACGAATGCGGTAGATGCGGCACGCGATGCTAGAATAGCAGAAATCAAAGCGATTCGCGGTACTATTGAGAGCTTTATTTCACTTAGGAATACACAGAAAAAACTTAAAGACACACTAGCTGATATTGATGCTTCTGGCCTATCGGCAGAAAAGCAGTTGGATCTTAGGTTAAAAGCTACCGGTGAAGCAGTTGGCAAGAGGGAAGTGTCTAGAGGGGGCGCGCAATCAGTAACCGAGATAGCCAGAATTGCTAAAACCCTTGGCGCGACTAGCGCGGAAGTACTTGCCACTGGGGGGGATGAAAAAAAACTAAAAGATCTTGCAAAGAAGAACGGCCAATCTACACAAGCTGCTATCAACGCAAGTACAGCTCTTGGTGCCGCACTTATGCAGCGCAAGGCTTTGGAGGAAGCGGCGTCGGATCAAGTTAAAGCCACTTCAGCTAACTATGCTAAGGCGACAGACGCTATACGTAGCGCTGCTAATTTTACTGAGCTGAATAAAGCAATGCCCCGTTTCAAAAAAGCTCTAGCGGATAACATAGCTGCCATTGAGGAAAAATCAAGTTTAGAAATTCGTATAGCTCAAGAAACACTAGATAGTACTGATGTCAGCAATAAGACAGCCCGAGCGAGCGCGCAACAGGCACTCAATGATGCCAAAAAACGGCGATCAAATGCACTAAAAATGGCTAATCTGTCAGCCAAGCAGGCTGTTAATGCTACTAGGAAGAGAATCAAAGAAGACCTATTGGCTGCTAAGGCCGCTGAATCCTTTAGAAAAGCAATGGTGGCGAGCAGCAAATTTATGAGAGCCTTTGGAGCAGTAACCGACGCAAACACCAAGAGAGAAAAACAACTAAAGGGACAACAGGCCCTTATTGAGAATAAAGATTTAGATTTTAGTATCACCCAAGCTCAGGGCCTCGGTGATCTTACAATGATAAGAGATTTGAAGAAGTTTGATAGAGAACTTAAAACCAGCATAGCCGATCTTCCACCCACCTTGCGGAAAGAAGCTCTCAAGCTGGCGAGGGGAGTAAAAGAGACTGCCGTACTGGTTACTAAGGGGAAAGAATTTCTGGTGGGTAAGAGAATTGGACCTAGAGACAAGGCTCCAAGTGCAGTAGACATATTGAAATCGGTGGGTATTGATCCAACTAAACAGTCTGCAAGTGTAATACAGCAAGTACAAAAGCAGGTAGAAAAAGCATTTTCCGACCGAGTGCTAGATGCCAACGAGTTCGACGAAATATTCAAGCCTTTGATAAGTATAGGACAAGACCAAGCAAAAAAATTATCTGCAATTCAGAACGAGGTCAATAGGGCCCTTGGTAATCACGCTCGGGCGCTTAACAATCAGTTAGCTGTTCTTGAGAAAAGAAGAGCTGCTGAGCTAAATATGATAGATATTCAAAATAAAAATGAGGTGATGCTGGCAAAGGCTAGGGGCGCGGACGACGCAGACATAGGCAAAATACTTGATCGGCAGGAGAGAAAAAGGGCTCAGGCCGCATTGGGTGGAGTTGGCGTTCGAGCTGGCGACATAGGTGGCGCTGTGGCTGCGAGAGAGGCCGCCGAAAAACGTCGTGCAGAAATTGAAAAAGAGAGACACAATATGAATTTGAGCACGGATGCTCGTAAGAAATTGATGACAGAAGATAAGAAGATGCAGATAGTTATTCAAAGAACTACCGCAGAAATAAAGAGGCTTGGCAACCAAAGCGAGAAGGCCGGTAGATTGATGGATCAGATTGATGCGGAGAGAGCTAAACGAGAAGTGTTGACTGGCCTTGTTACGGATTTTGTGGTAGGGGGACAAGAAGAAAGACGGGCGATGCAAAAGTCTGTTATGGGTATACAGTTTGCTGTGGCCACGGGCACTCTCCAGAACCAGTCCCCTGAACAAAGGCAAGCCACCGTAGGCATGTTAGACAAACTTGCCGATATTGAGATTCCCGGCGCCGGAGGTATGACCGGCAAAGAAGTGAAACAAAAACTGGTTTTCGATGATGCCGTCAGGATGGGCCTCGATCCCAAGATAGCAAAACAGCTAGCCACTGCCACAAGTAAAGAAGAGAAATTAATTAAGGCTCTTGAATCGCTCACGAAAGTAATGGAAGCGGCGAATAAGGCGGAGGCCGAAGGAAAGGCGATGGGTGGTCTGATCCATTTAGCTGGTGGTGGTAGCACCATATTTAAGCCTCGTGGCACTGATACAGTTCCTGCCATGCTGACACCGGGCGAATTTGTCATTAAAAAGAGTTCTGTTGATAAGTACGGAGTTGGAATGATGAGCGCTATTAATGCGGGGCGCTTTGCTAATGGTGGAAGGGTTTCTTATCTGCAAGACGGCGGTAAAAGCAGCTTTTGGCAGTCAACAGTCCCCCGCTACAAAACGACACGTATCTATCATGACGAAAAACATCCTGATGCCATGCCGGGAACAAGTAGACCCACCCCTACATGGCAACGAGCAAAGAAAAGCTCTGGCCCAACTCATCGTGGCAGTGCGTCCGAGGTGGTCACCGTAGGGGGACGAAAATACCCAAATCGTTTCTGGCCATCGTGGGAAGAGTGGGGGGATAAATACGGCCCGGATCATGGGCTATTGAGCCTCTTCAGATTCAAAGACTGGAACAAAAACCAAGGGCCGGGATTTCTCAAGGCGAACGAATTCGGAGACCCGGCAACCGAATCATTCAACCCGTTCGGGTTTAAGAGAAGTTTTGCTGATGTAATCGGCCCAAAACAACATGCGTACCAGAAGAGAATGAATAAACTCCGTTGGATGGAGGAGCAAGAACGCAAGAAGAAACTGGAGGAAGCTGCGCGACGAAAGTTTAACTTTGCTAGTGGTGGTGTGGTTTATGCTAGCCTTGGAGGCGGTCCCATACCGACGACTAAAGAGATAGAAAGACGCAAAGAATACCAAATGCCGGAGGCGAGGACTGGCCCGGGATATAAGGGATTCGGGATAAAGATGCTTGCGGATTTTCTTAACCCATATCTGGGAATCAAAAAGAATTTTGACGGAACACCGGTAAACCAGCATGTGGGCGGCAAGCTGGGGTCCGGTATTAGAAGGGCGGGTCACGAGACTGGCCGAACCGTGGTCGGTTTCGATCTTCTGCTTCAGGATTTTCTCGGTATCCACAGCTCTAAGAGCAAACGTGCTGGGTTTGGGGCGAAGACGCCCGTGCCAACGGTTGGTCCGTCGAGGCTGGGGGGACAGGTTACTCCGGCGGTTCAGAAGGCCTATGATGAGATGCAGCGAAACAAGAAACGCGGGAGCTGGATGGAGGCATTCGGGTTTGCCGAGGGGGGATTTATAGAGGTGCCATACTTTAGTCGAAAAAAAATGAAGTTCCAAGAGCCGTGGAATCTTACGAAGCCGTTTGTAATTATAGACGGCTTGGTTATCCCCAAAAACAAAGCAGCGGCCTACAGAAGTAGGAAGAAGGCTATACAGGTGGCCAACGCTATGAAGAAAAAAGACTGGAAGCGTGTTCTCCAGCTAGATCCAAAGAACAAGAAAGCCTTGCAGATGAGGGATGCGGCTGAAAGAGCTGCGAGGGTGGAGGAGTCTCGGCGTAAACACGCTAAGACAATTAGTCAGCTGGAGCGACTCATAAAAGGTAAGCCGAGCAGTCCAAAAGGTCCCGGTTTTTCTAGACCCGAACCGCGTCGTAATATTCTGGACATTCCCTCGCAGGGCATGTCGCAACATGGCGTTAGTCCTATCGAGCTATTTGATCCGGAACCGCCGGAACCGAAGAGTCTGTTGCCTAAAAGAAGGATGGATGCAGGGCGACGGCGCACTAGAAAACCAATCGAAAAAACATTTGATCTTGGTACTACGTTTGATCCCTTTATGTTTGGAGCAGGTGAGCCCACAGCAACGAAAAGAAAGATGCCAGATGTCTCCGGTATCGGCATTCCCGAGGACCCAAGAAATGTTGCAGCGCAAAGAGCTATAAATAGAGCTAATCGAGAAGAGGCGCTTTTTAAGGCGCAACAGGCACGGCAGGCACCGGCACAACCAGCCCAAACACGCGGAATGCCATTTGCGTTTCGCTCGCAGGAAAGCTTCGATAGAGCAAAAGAACAACGGGACAAACGACACCGGATAATCGCATGGGACCAACCAGAATGGTACAGGAAAAAGCACTATAATAATTCAAATTCACCTTATTATCGTATGACCATCAGCCAAGCACGAAAAAAACAAAAAGCCAAACAAATAATAAAAGACCGAGCGCTAGAGAAGGGCGCGGCAAGACGGCGACGGCTCGGTAAGTCCGAGTTTACTCAGCAGTTTCGTAATCGCTTTGAGCGGGCTGACATGAAGGCGCAGCAAAGACGACAACGATTACAAATGCGCTACGGGCAGCGATTTGCAGATGGTGGTCAAGTAGATTCGGTCCCAGCCATGCTGACGCCCGGAGAGTTTGTTATGAACCGGGACGCAGTTCAGAGATATGGCACTGGATTCATGAGTAGACTTAATCGCGGCAACCTGCCCGGATTTAATAATGGTGGAGTAGTGGGGGCTAAATACTTTCAAAATGGCAGCACGAGTGCCGTTAAGCAGGGTGGCGGCTTCAATTTCGGCAGTTTAGCGGGTATGCTTGACACCATGACCAAAGCATTTCCGACACTGAATAACGTTATTACCAAATTACAGAATGTGTTTAGTGACCTCAATATGACACATAACTTTAAGGGCGATATGAGTTTGGCATTTAGTGTTACCAATACTGATGCGCTTAAACAATCTATTGCCGACGCTATCACTCCCCACATATCAGATTTGATTACTAGAGAACTAGACAATAGGTTTGGTGGATTTAACGCAACTGGAACCTAAGAAGGAAAACAAGATATGGCTATTGTTGGTGGTTTACAGGGTGCTATACCTATGGTCATTAATGGGCCAGCGGCTTCCTCTATGCCACTACAGACACAGGGGCCACCTAGCGGCACTCAAAGCCTTGATTTGAACATAGCGTCAGACCCAAGAAACCCATTAACTTTATGGTTGGGCAATAGTAACGCAAACGAAAATTTATCGTTATACATTAATCCACCTATTAGTACGACTGAAGCTGGGTACACAATGTATAGCGCCATTCAGACTATGGCTGTGTCGGGCACCGTTAATTCTGGGCACGCTCAGAGCTTTAGTCTGGTGTTAACGTCACCATCGTCGGCAAGTGGCACAGCCCTTATCCCACTACAAATTACTCCGGAGGTTTTTGACACATCTAGTGGTGTATTGGGCATGGTGGTGGCTGCTGATGGACAAAACACTATGCCGCTTTTCATACCATGTCAAAGCGGTATAACCCAAACCGCCCCCCTGTACATAGAGAGAGATTTTGGCGCGGAAACGACGCTGTTCATAAAACACCAAATGGCCAGTGGCGTTCCCGACTTGGCTATTAGTGGCGCATATATGGGTAGTGGCGATATCACACTTTCAATCCGCGCACCATTTACCGACACCCTCAATTTTTATACAGATGGATATTTGGAGTAACACATGGCTATTACATATCAGACAAAATCAGCCCCCACCGTATCGCTAGTTATCGGTGGTCAGTCCAAGCATGGCACCGGCGACTATAAGTCATATGGCATACTGGGTCCATTTCCACGGTATTCTATCAGTAGGGAGAACACTTTTACTGGCGCTGGAACAAATATTGGGTCCACTTTTACCATCACCGTGACCGGTACGGCAATATTGAATCAGGCAGACGATGACCAAGACCCATTAAAGGTGGGCGAGAGACAGCGCCGCGTTCAGGGCGAAGTATTGACCATTCTCCAGTTTGCCAGAGAACAGCAGGAGGCACAGTCTATTGGACTGCTCCAAATAAAACCCTATGGTGGCTTAAGTAATCACATCAAATTTGCTGATGCTAAATTAATGAGTATTGAGGTTCCAGAACAGGGCGAAACCGCTGGTATTCAAAACACTGAATATACGTTTGTTTTTGAAGCCAGTCGTGAAATTTCCTTTAATAATAACGATGGGAGAACTACTGATGGCAGGGCGACACAGCCCAAGTATAATTTAGCCTCGATAGAAGAAAACTGGGAGTTATCTCAAAATGAGGGCCAAATATCTTATGTGGGCAATGATCCAGATTCTCCGGCGTCTAGCAGGAAAACCTACACATTGACCCATTCGGTTAGCGCGACGGGAAGAAGTACATATGAGGGCACTGATAATGTAATGACCGCCAACGATGAGGCGTTTCGTCAAGCGGCTAGATGGGTAGCCACTAGACTTGTTGCTGATCCAATGGCTGAAATTCAAACAGATATGATGGGAAACTATAAGGAGTTTCCGAGCGGCTTTACCCCGGCAGACATGAATGATGTAAATTATCAGAGCGAGTTGGGGATGAAGCTGTCTGCTAACGGCCTAAGTAATTATGGGTCATATAATCATATTAGACAAATATCTCACAACATGGCGGAAGGGAGTTACTCCGTCACTGATACTTGGTTATTGAGTCAGGAAGAGATCTCAGCGACCCACGAAATCGAATTTAGTTATGAGGCGGACCCGCAGGCAGATGCTTCCAGTGTCAATGTGAGTGCCACTATACAGGGACTAAGCACAAAGACCGCCCTAGATCAAGACGACAATAAATACAATGGGGCCCTTACTTCTTTTCATGCTATGAGGGGATTATTGTTTGCGGCGGCTAATAACGTATATAAGGACTCTGGTGGCACCGGAATACTGCGAGATCTCAAGGTGGCCGAAAGTATTTCGCACAATAAGGTAGGCGGTTCGATTGGATATAATGTAACTTATAATGATTTAGAAATAAAATACAGCCCGGCTGAAGACGTGATTTCAGAGACCATTAGTGTTAATTACAACAATAGTGAAAACAATATACAAATAATCGCTCTCCAGCCTATTTTAGAGAGAGAGCTTGGGCCCGTTATTCAGGACATGAAAACTACCAAAGAAAAAACCGTGGGAGTGACGGTTGATTTGGTAATGGCGTCTAACAAAAGATCGGTTAAACCTTCGGCTATGACCGTGGCAGAAGCGTATAAGCCTACCGCAAGCGCCGGTGGTCATGGGCCGTTTCTTACCAACAAGACAGAAAGCTATAACCCCAAAACGGGCGCATATAGCTTAACATTAGATTGGACATATACATAATGCCAGTACCACCAGTATTACCCTTCACAACAACCTATGCTGTAACCGCAGAAATCTTAGTGGGATGGGACACTCCGTCTAAGATAACACATCCGTTTGCTCCCACCAACGGTTCTTTGGATGCATCAATTTCAGGCGTTAAATTCACTACTGTAGAAACGCGAAAAGATGCCAATGACACGTTAATAAGTACGGACACATATTATTCTACTAGGGCGAGACCCATTGATGGTGAGTTTGTATATACGATAGAAGACGCCAGCTTCACAGCAACGACGACGCCCGGTCTTTGGCGCAGAAATAAAAACACAAATGCTCAGCATTGGGGCGATCTTACTCGTGTGTCTTCTCTCGATGGCGTGAAGTTAAATGCCACTCAAGATGCAGACGGCTCTTTTTCTACAAATGGACACCTTGTGACTGCGAAATTCATTCCAGATCCCGAAGAAATTGATATTTCTACCGAGGTGCTTACCCCCAAACAAATCGCTAACGGCCAAACTTATACTGTGTCACTAAGCGAGGTTGAGACACATAAGTATATACAGGTTTATAAGGGCGATCCAAGGCTACGATGGGAGCCCACCCAGACCTATTTTTATATTATGGGTGATGTAGAATATAGCCAAAACGCGACCACAGAAAAGGCAAATGGAACTATTACGTACCACCCCGCCAGATTGGTGCAACAGATTGGTGTACGCAACGAAACATCGGTAGAAGCTCGTTTTAAGTCTACTGATGGAAATTATTGGTCGTGGGACGATGCTGGGGTGTCTAGTGAGTCTGAGTGGGATTATGGCTTCAAGGCAAATCCCGCAAAGTGCACAGCAACATTTACAACTTTTTAATGGATAAATTTTCATGGCAGTAACTTCTACACTAAAACCATTACTGAGATGGGACAAGCCCGCCGATATCACATATCCGCTAACAATATCTGCGGACATGCTGGATGTGTCTGTGGCTGGCGTGGAAATTACCGAGGTCGAGACCGATGACGATACGGGCGCAACCATAAGAACCACCAAATACACAAGAACAATACCAGTGCCGGGATCTTTTGCCTATCAATATGACAATAACGGAACTTGGACATCGCTTAGCGCAGGCGACAAGCTTGACGCTGGAAACTACGAGATTAGGGTTACGTTTACTACTTCTGACGCTTCTGTATCCGTAGACGGCACAAACATATCTTTTGCGGGAGCCCCACATAGAGCCTCACAATCGCTTACCATTAATCGGGGTGATCCACTATTAACTTGGGAACCTAATCAAGTAGATTTTTACTTGCTCAGAAACGCAGATTGTCCCAGCGCTTCAACAAACGCTACTGTATCATCTGATGCTGACGCTCAGGGAAGTATTAAATACTACATTGATGGCGCAGAGAGCACGCAGCTTAATTGCGAGGTTGATAGCACAATAACGACTACTGTTAGGGCTACATACGTACCCAATGACACAGAGAATTATAAGGACGCATACTTGGATGTGGCATTCACTGTACGCAAACCCAAGGCCGAACAGCCCGCGCGCATGTTTAATGGGCTCGTTCAAAAATTTAGCTGTAACATGGGATGGGGTGGTGATGCCGGTAATTTGCAGCTTACATTGATAGAAGATCCAGACGCCGTTGATGAAAACGGTGATCCAGATCCCGCACTGGTGACATTTCCGGCGGTGGGGACCGCGTGTTATTTTTTATATCATGGGTTTTATTTTGGGGGCGTTTTTCAGCGATGGACTTATAGTGAGGGTTCTTCTGGTAGAAGTTATGATGTGGTTATAACTACACCCAGTTCGCTACTAGATGGTGTAAAGCTTATTGTAGATAAGTTTCAAGGCACCCAGTATACCGGCAATAAACCTTATGATTATCTATTTCCGGCTACCTATGAGCCAAGCATTACCTATGGGACAATAGAAAAGGTGAGCGAAGATTATCAGGATCGAAAAGGACTCATGTATGAGTCTACGAACGATTTTCCAACCAACATATTTAATATTTTTGGCCATCTAGAAAATTATATGATGGGCGGGAATGATCCCAACTGGAGCCACGCCAACGCAATATACAATTCGGGCCCCTCTTTTGGTTTTGCTTGGACCAATGAGGACGGTATAAATGCCTATGACACGCTGGAACTATTGCAAGCCATGGCCAGCACTCCGACAGGAGAACGGCTAAAAAGCTATGGTGATGGTTGGAATTTTGGAGGCGCTGGAAATAGTACTTTCGATAAGGATGAGAAAGCCTATCGACTTAATCATTTTGGTGGCCTTATAAGATTTGGTGATTCTGAGTACGAGCTAGATTTACGTGAACTGATAAATATGATGGACGCCACGGCGGCAGAATTTGATGATGATACTCTTTTTGGTCTGCGAAGATTTAGAGTTAATGGGCCAATACTTGATTGCAATAGTTTGTTTAAAGAGGTTACCGAACTTTGTCAGTATGATTATTTTATTGAAGTTCATATGAGCATAAAGGACAAGAAGTGGAAAAGGTTTATAGATAACCCAGACTACGATCCAGACGAGCCAGAAGGTCCAGAGAACCCCAAAGAAATTGAAAATCCGATTGATGGGTATACTCGTGGTACTGCTTTGTTGCCGAATCACTATCAGACGCATGACGGCTATGCGGCAACTGGAGTTGGCGGTAATGGTGGTGGTCCCATTGGGCTGAAAATAGATTTGGCTGCGAGTAAGTTGTTGGATGATGATGGCAATCCGCTCCCCTTGTCGGGCGAAAACAAACGTATGGTGGTATGGAGGACTACCGAGGATAGGGCCGTTATGGTTGTTAGGACCATGAATCGCCAATTTCAGCCAACTCCGGGGACAATACATGATTACATACTAGAAAGAAAAAGGCCTCATGGCAAGACCGTAGGAGAGCGGAGCGAAAACGCCCAAAATGATGTTATCTCCTATGATATCGGTGGTGAGCTTGCTCAGAATGTCACGCAGCGATTAGTGTGGGGAGCGCCAGCCAGTAGAATACTTGATTTTGCTAGGGATCGGATGTATCCAGTTTGGTATGAATTGGCAGATGGCACCCCTATTTATGATGAGCAGGTTACCCTTGCGGATCTTAGCGCGACAGATGGCAACGGTTTTCCGGTTAAATCAAATTATCACATTTCTTTGCCCATGGCAGACGGAAGCACGTATGTGGCTGTTTTATTTGAATTAAGAATGGCTCTTGCGGGACAAGAGTCATGGGAGACGTTTAAGTGCTTTCAGATAGCAAATGATAGTGAGCCCAATGGTTATGTGTTTGATGGTGGTTTTTGGGGGCTGGGAAAGAAGGGCCCCTTTGTGCCCAAGGTCGATCCCCGTAAAGCCGTTCTCCAGAAGGTGGCTCAGGCAGGCAATGCAGGCTGGGGGGCCCCCGGCCTCGCTCCCGCCAACATGCAGGCTCAAAATGGAGATGGTAATGCGCTTGAAGACATAAGGAAGAGAAACGCCGCAAAGATATTTAGCGTAGTAAAAAAATGTGCTGAAAACTTTTTTATGAAGAAATTCATGGTGCCATTACCCATGGAGCCGGGGGGAAGGTGGAATAATCAAAAATGGGAATCCGATGGCAAAATGACTACAACTTGGGAGATAGCGGGATCGGCTTGGGCTGATAGCCCGCCAGTGATGAGCCCTCATTTTTTCGATGATAGTGGAAGACTAGTGAATTGTTGCGCTTGGGACGATAACTCTAGATATGACTACAGTGACTTAGGTACTTCTTATGCGTCACCAGTGGGAGCCTTTGCTCAGTTCACGATGAAGCTTCCGGAACAAATCAAATTTCCTAATGGGGTTGGCGTTTGGAGCACAAAAGCTTCCGTCCAACCAAAATTGGTTTGGGATGTAAACGAATTTAACATATGGGGCAAAGACTTTGAGGGAACGCTTATGGCGTACTGTGATAGCGGTTGTCATATTAAGGATTATGACCAATGGACCACGCCTGATTTCGGTGCAACTACTTTAGCCAAGTTGTTTTATAATATAGATCTAGCGCCCGCTAGGTATATCGGGCCCACAAAAGATCAGACACAGCTTGCCGTTCCGCCTAATCCCGTCGCCCCATTTAAGTTTTTGGTTGCACAGCAGAGCACTAGGTATGTTTGGGGGCCGTGGTGGAGATGGGGAGCTGATCCCGAGACGGGTCAGGCTAAAAATGGCAAGGTTGAAGTAGTTGCCGACGATAATCTTTCTCCAGAAACTTATGGTGGCAGAACGCTTATGGATTATGCCGGAAGAACTAAAACCGGAACAAACTTAGCCCTCTTCAAGGAACAAGAAAGCGGCAGTGTTGTTTTAGCACAGTTTCCCCAGTGGAAAATTGGAGATAGGTTCATCGGTGCTGGTCCATATGTAACCGATATGGAGGTTAGTGTGGGCGCTCAGGGATCTACTGTAAAATATAGCTTCAATACTTGGACGCCGCAATTTGGCAAGCTGGCACAGTATAATTTAGACAGAATAGCGCAGATCAGAAGAAACAGCATTAAGCAAGCGAAGGAATTATCTACACTGAGGCCCGATGCGAAGGATATTGCGGGTGTTGCTCAACACATTCGTAATCAAAGGTTTGATCACGTTTGTCACAATATAAGGTTAATGGTTTGGGGCCCATGAGATATTTTATTATTGGAAGGTAGGAACAGTTAAAATGGTAGAACCAAAAAGAACTATTTACTCCACCCTAACTACTGGGAGCAACGCGGCTACGCTTGTTTTTGCGAACACCAAGGCGCCGGGGCAATCGTATGGTTGTTCGGACGAGCAGATATTTTCGCCCGTACAGATATCGCAATCTAATTGGTGGTGGGATGATTCGACTGGGTGGGTTACTGGCCCCTCTTTTAAAACACCATGGAGTCAGTCTTGGGGCGAGAGCGGTGATTTTGGGTCCGGGTCTGTGGGACCTACTATATCTGAACTGAATCCGTATTATTCTAATACTTTGGATAATTTTTTTGATGGGTTGGACTTTGTTCAGACTGTGAATAACTCTTCCGAAAAAGATCTAGACCTTAGAAAATTAAGTAGTAGTCCTAGTACTGTTTATACGACTGGCTTACGTGGACCACTAATCCTTTCTGGATGGGGGTACGACATTGTTGATAGGCCCGTGCCCTCGGAAGACGGAGATGAGCACTTAACAGATATGCAGGGGGATAGATCCACATGGAAATCGGGACCTGTAAACCTGCAATGGGATGAGGAAAGACAGGTATGGCAAGGGGGCCCACAGATTGTTTGTGGAACAGTGGTGGGAGCAATCAGAGCACCTACGGGCCCATGTAATCCAACCAGCTTTACAGTAAGATTGCTGAGATTACAGGGCACCAATAGCACTTACGGGACGGTGGCGGCCAAAAAGTTGTCTAGCGGCAATAATAATTGGTGGGGGAGTGGTTGCGAAGAAATTACCGTACTAAATAGAGATCCTAGCCTTGAAGAAGTGGCTAATGATGGTATGATTTTCTGTATTGCCGTTAGAATTAATTATGAATGGCTTCCAATTTGGGTAGGCTGCCCGGATGCTGGTGAGAAAGGAAGTACTTATTGTACTAACTGCTAAATAACCCAATATATACTTAAAATTGTGTATTACATTATGAGACTAAATAAAGGAGATAACTCAAAATGGCCGAAATTAGATTTCAACTGTTAAAACAAGCCAATGGCACTCCGGCTCTGCCTACTTTGTCAGGGTCTGGACTCGCTTTTTATGGAACAACTGCGGGATCTTCCGTGCAAATTGGATCATATCAAGATATTACACGGGTAGCTAGCTCTGATGGTAGCACCTATTCCGATGAGACCAACAATATCAAGTATGTTGGGTCTACGTTCCCCAGTGGTCGGGCCACAATTGCAGGGTCTTTTGGCACCGCAACAAACATTGGCCTGTCTGGCGTCAAGACGTTTCAGGGCACTTTGGGTATTGAATTTGGCCATACTACTGCTGTTAATGTGCAGAATTGTCAACTAAGAATCTATGATCGGGCTAATGTAAACTACCCCGCTAGTGGGGTAAACACCAAAGTGGCTGAAATTATTAACCATAATGGTTCCACCTTTGATAATCAGGGCTCCACGGGAACCACTTCAGCCGCTGTTGGTAGTGGCGATGCTTTATGGTGGGGTGAGGCTTGGCCAGCCGCATTGGCTACTCAGGGCTATTTCACCAATAGTTCTTCTGTGGTATTTTACAATGGGCTCGATAGTGATGCCAGAACCAATGGGGACGCTCGACTTGCGACCGCAGCTGTGGCTGGTTCTTATGACACGGTAGGCGGAACAGGCATTATCGTTCCACTCTCCGATAGCCCGTGTAGTGGTCAGAAGGGCCTTCAAGCTTCTGAGGTGGTTAGTGCCACGGGTATGGTTTGGCCCAAGTGGACCCAGTACATCAAAACCACCGCAAATCAAAATACATTTTTTGGTGGCGCTGCCTATGAATTCGGTGATGGTTCGCATACCAATAATGACCAGAAAACATTTGGTGGTACTGGTATTGACACACACCACACTTGGTCCGTGGCTCTTTCTGCATCTCCCCTTTCTATTGGATCTAAGGAGTCATACGGCCTATACGTATCTTTAGAGTATCTATAAACTGGGGCAACCATGCTAGACCTTATAGCGAAGTGTATCATTTTAGGCATAGTGCTCATCGTGGCCTTCTGGGACATCACTGTTATGTTCATGGGAAGGCCCGATGCCACTATTAGCGCGGTCATTCTAGAGGTTAGCAA